ATAGACGAGGGAAACCTTGTAGGTTATACTCCTAATGGAGAATTTGAATTTGTCGTTGATGGGCAAAGACTTTATTGTATGAAATCTAATGATATTGTAATTAAATATGAATATAAAGGAAACGAAGAGGAATATAATCCTAGCTGGGCACAAAGCGGTTCTTGAATTAATTAAAGTGGCTGAGGAGGCTATTTTAGATAATGGAGAAGATGATTTATCAGCGGACAAATTAAAGAATGCCGCTGCTACTAAAAAGTTAGCTATTTTTGATGCTTTCGAGATACTTAATAGAATTGAAGAAGAAACTAGAATGCTGGATGATATTGAAAAAGGACCATCTATTATAGCGTTTAAAGGTTTTGCAGAAGGGAGATCTAAGTAATGTACGAGCAAACTTTATATAAAATATTACCGGATCATGTAAAATCTGCAGTAATAAAGAAAACAAATCGCTATAACAATTGGAAGTATGGATATAATAAAGACCATGATATGGTTGTTATTAGTAAGACTGGAAAGATTGGTGAAATATATGAAATCCAAGGTTTAAAAATAGCACTGCCATTAATAGAATCAGCATACAAAAGAAAAGACAAAAAAGAAGAGCAATACTGGGAACGTTTACAAGTACCTAAAGAGCTCGAAAAGATTAAGAATGTATTTGACTGGAATAAATATCCGGATGCTTTCAAAGAGAGATGGTACAATTACATTGACAATGAATTTGGTTATAGGGATGAAGGTTTTTCATTTTATAACAACGGTACTCCGGCTTATATAACAGGTACACATTATATGTACTTGCAATGGAGCAAGATAGATATTGGTGCCCCGGACTTTAGAGAGTCAAACAGATTATTTTTTATATTTTGGGAAGCTTGTAAAGCAGATTCTAGGTGTTACGGAATGTGTTATTTAAAGAATAGACGTTCTGGATTTTCATTTATGGCTTCTGCGGAATTAGTTAACTTGGCCACTATGTCAAGTGATTCTAGGTTTGGTATATTGTCAAAGTCAGGAGCAGATGCTAAAACAATGTTTACCGACAAAGTTGTGCCAATATCAATTAACTATCCTTTCTTTTTTAAACCTATCCAAGATGGTATGGATAGACCTAAAACAGAACTTGCTTATAGAATTCCTGCGTCTAAATTTACAAGGAGAAAATTAGATAACAGTGAAACAGCAGAGGAACTTACTGGATTAGATACCACAATTGATTGGAAGAATACCGGAGATAATAGTTATGATGGTGAAAAATTAAAACTATTAGCTCATGATGAGTCTGCTAAATGGTTAAAACCAGATAATATCTTAAATAACTGGCGTGTTACTAAAACTTGTTTAAGATTAGGTAGCAAGATTATTGGTAAGTGTATGATGGGTTCAACCTCAAATGCTTTAGATAAAGGGGGATCCAATTATAAAAAACTTTATTATAACTCAGATGTTGCAAAAAGAAACCGCAATGGACAGACTAGTTCAGGACTATATAGTTTGTTCATACCTATGGAATGGTCGTACGAGGGATTCATTGATACTTATGGCCTACCTGTATTCGATACTCCAAAAGCGCCAATTAAAGGTGTAGATAATAATTATATTGAATGTGGGGTAATTGAGCATTGGCAAAACGAAGTTGATGGTTTAAAAGACGATCAAGACAGTTTAAATGAATATTACCGTCAGTTTCCAAAAACAGAACAACACGCATTTAGAGACGAAGCAAAACAATCACTATTTAATCTTACTAAAATATACGAGCAGATTGATTATAATGATGATTTAAGAAATACAAATATTATAACTAAAGGCAGTTTTCAATGGGAATACGGGATACAAGATACTAATGTTGTATTCTACCCTAATAAGGATGGCAGGTTTTTAATTTCTTGGGTACCGCCTAAACATTTGCAAAACCGCGTAATAATAAAAAATGGGTTGAAATATCCAGGCAACGAACATACTGGAGCATTTGGTTGCGATAGTTACGATATATCAGGAACAGTTGACGCGAGCAGGGGTTCTAATGGAGCTTTACATGGATTAACTAAGTTCTCAATGGAAGATATTCCGCCTAACCATTTCTTCTTAGAATATGTAGCTAGACCACAAACAGCGGAGATATTTTTTGAAGATGTATTAATGGCATTAGTATTTTATGGTATGCCAATACTTGCGGAGAATAATAAACCTAGGTTATTATATTATTTAAAAAGAAGAGGATATAGAGGGTACTCTATGAATAGACCTGATAGAATTTGGAATAAATTATCCCCAGCAGAAAAAGAAATTGGGGGTATACCAAACTCCTCACAGGACATAATGCAAGCTCACGCATCAGCTATAGAGACTTATATAGAAAACAATATAGGTTTTAATAATGACTCTTATGGAACAATGTATTTCCAAAGAACATTAGAAGATTGGGCAAGGTTTAATATAAATGATAGAACAAAGCATGATGCTTCTATTAGTTCTGGATTAGCGATAATGGCGTGTAACAAACATATGTATACACCAGTTGCAAATTATCAGAAAGATAAAGTTTCTTTAAACTTTAAGAAGTACAATAATGAAAATAATAGTTCAAAAATAATTAATAAATGATTTATACTAACAGTAACAGTTCTTTCCCAAGCCAGGTAGTATCTGACGAAGAAAAAAGAAGTCTAGAATATGGTCATGCAGTAGGTAAAGCAATAGAAGGCGAATGGTTTCGTGGTGATAGAGTTAACGGTAATTCTGGTAATAATATCGGCGGGAGATGGGGGTCTAATTGGCAGAACTTTCATAGATTAAGATTATACGCTAGAGGAGAACAATCTGTTCAAAAGTATAAAGATGAATTGTCAATAAATGGTGACTTATCCTATTTGAATTTAGATTGGAAACCCGTACCTATTTTGCCTAAGTTTGTTGATATTGTTGTAAATGGAATATCAAATAAGAATTATGAATTAAAGGCTTATGCTCAAGATCCAGAATCTGTAAAAGCAAAAACGGAGTATGCTGAAAGTATCCTAAGGGATATGATGGCTAAAGAATTGTTGAATGAAATACAAGCACAATTAGGAACTAATTTATACAACTCAGCCGATCCATCAAATTTACCTGAAACAAAAGAAGAATTAGAAATAAGATTACAATTAGATTATAAACAATCTATTGAAATTGCTGAAGAAGAAGTAGTTAATCAGATATTAGATCGCAATAGATATTCACTTATTGCAAAAAGATTAAATTATGATTTAACAGTATTAGGTATTGCTTCAGCTAAAACAGGATGGAATAAATCAGAAGGCGTTACAATCGATTACGTTGATCCGGCTAACCTGGTGTACTCGTATACAGAAGACCCTAACTTTGAAGATATATATTATGTTGGAGAAGTTAAAGCAATTAGTTTAGAAGAATTAAAAAAACAATTTCCGCATTTATCAGATAGTGATTTAAAAGAAATAGAAAAATACCCTGGAGATGTTAATTACACTCGTAATTATTATGGACAGGACCAAACAAATAATACGGTGCAAGTATTATATTTTGAATATAAAACTTATGCAAACCAAGTATTTAAAATAAAGCAAACAGAACAAGGATTAGAAAAAGCATTAGAGAAACCTGATACATTTAATCCGCCTGAAAGTGATAACTTTAATAGAGTATCTCGTTCAATAGAGGTTTTATATTCAGGAGCAAAGATCTTAGGATTTGAAAAAATGCTACAATGGGAATTGGCTGAGAACATGACAAGACCTTATGCTGATACCACTAAGGTTGAAATGAATTATACTATTTGTGCTCCAAGAATGTACAAAGGTAGAATTGAATCTTTAGTAAGTAGAGCTACTTCGTTTGCGGATATGATCCAATTAACGCATTTAAAATTACAACAAGTACTATCTAGAATGGTACCGGATGGGGTTTTTATTGATGTTGATGGATTAGCAGAAGTTGATTTAGGTAATGGTACAAATTACAATGCTGCAGAAGCATTAAATATGTACTTCCAAACAGGTAGTATTGTTGGTAGATCTCAATCGCAAGATGGAGGACAAAACCCAGGTAAAGTACCAATCCAGGAATTACAAACATCGTCAGGTAACGCTAAAATAAGTTCTTTAATATCTACTTATCAATATTACTTGCAAATGATTCGCGATGTAACCGGGTTAAACGAGGCGAGAGATGGTAGTCAACCAGACAGAGATTCATTAGTAGGTTTACAAAAGATGGCTGCAGCGAGTTCAAATACGGCTACAAAACATATATTACAATCAAGTTTATATTTAACATTAAGAATATGCGAAAATATATCGCTTAGAGTTAGTGATTCATTAAATTTCCCATTAACAAAAGAAGCCCTTATTAATAGTATATCTATATCAAGTGTTGAAACATTAAAAGAAATTGAAAACCTTAATTTACATGACTTCGGTATATACTTAGAGTTAGAACCAGAGGATGAAGAAAAAGCACAGTTAGAACAAAATATACAAATGTCATTACAGACAGGTAGTATAGACCTAGAAGATGCAATTGATTTACGTGAAATTAAAAACCTTAAACTAGCTAATCAGTCTTTAAAGTATAAAAGAAAGAAAAAGCTAGAAAGAGATCAAGCAAATCAACAAGCAAATATACAAGCACAGGCGCAAGCAAATGCTCAAAATACAGAAGCAGCCGCATTAGCGGAGGTACAAAAACAACAAGCTTTGGCTCAAACAGAGATACAAATTTTACAATCTAAATCTCAATTTGAAATCCAAAGAATGCAACAAGAGATGTTGATTAAGAAACAATTAATGGCAGAGCAATTTAATTATGATTTACAATTAGCTCAAACGCAATTACAAGTTGCTCAACAAAAACAAACACAAGCAGAAGATCGTAAAGATCAAAGAACTAAAATTCAGGCAACGCAACAATCTGAATTAATAGATCAAAGAAAAAATAATTCTATGCCTAAGGATTTTGAATCCTCTTATGATGATTTAACAGGATTCGGAATGTAAGGAATTTTATTAACCAATTTTATAATATTATATCATGTCAGAACAAGTACAACAAGAAGGTTCATTTAAAATGCCTAAGAAAAAGGCTCCGCAAATGAAGAAATTAGATGCTCCGAGCACAATTTCAAAGGTAGATTTAACAATTAAACCAACAAATACCGATGCCGTTCAAGAGCAAAGCACAAATGAAAGCGTGTTGGTCAATCAAGGACCCGAAGTGGGATTGCAAGAAGTGGGCAAAGGAAACACCGTCAACGAAAATGCTACCGCTAAAATTGATCACGAAGAAGAAGTAGTCGTAATTAACGAAATAACTGATGAAGAGGTTAGCCGTGAGGTAGCTAAAATAGAGGAAACAGTTAGGAGTTATAACGAAGAAAAAACAAGTAAGCCATTACCGGAAAACATTGAAAAGCTAGTTAACTTTATGGAAGAAACTGGTGGAACTGTAGAAGACTATGTTAGATTAAATGCTGACTATTCTTCTGTAAATGGAGAAGCTTTATTAAAAGAATATTACAAAAAGTCAAGACCACATTTAGACGCCGAAGAGATTGAATTTCTAATGGAGGATAAATTTAGTTACGATGAAGACGAAGATGATGAGCGAGACATCAGAAAGAAAAAACTCGCATTTAAAGAAGAGGTTGCAAAAGCTAAAGGCTTTTTGGAAGAACTTAAAGGTAGATACTATGACGAAATTAAATTACGTCCAGGTGTTACCCAAGAACAACAAAAAGCAACAGACTTTTTCAATCGATACAAAGAAGAACAACAATCAGTTGAAACACAACATTCAAAGTTTAAGGATGATACTAAAAGTTTCTTCTCTCAAGAATTCAAAGGTTTTGATTTTAAAATGGGAGAAAAAAACTTTAGGTACGGAATTCAAAATTCTGAAGTTGTGGCTGATAAGCAATCAAATATTAC